CATCTAGGTTAGTTGTGCCGTCTACGTCTATGTCACCTGAGATGTCTAGTGAGGCAAATACAGATGTGCCTGTGCCTGTAACAGTACCACCTACACCTAAGTTACCAGCTACAGTTACATTAGTTGTACCAGTAGGTATTTCTATTACATCAGCATCAGCGTCATTCTTAATTGTTACATCGTTGGTGCTACCTTGGCCTGTAAGTATTAACCCTTCAGCAGCAGTGTAACCTATAGCTGCCGCATCTCCAGCGGCTGTGTCACCTGCCACATTTAAAGTGTTTGTTACAAATACATCTCCAGCGAAATTAACTTCTGTAAGTAAATCGTGAACCACGCCACCCGAACCCAGACCATCCGTTGCAATAACCTTGGTCTGTCCTGCTGGAATCGCTACATTAGCACCGCTACCACAAGTAAACGTTAGGGTGTAGCTGGTTGCGTTATACATAAACCAAGTTTTGGAACTTGTGTTTGGCAGAAGTGTAACCGTACACGCTTGACCGCCACCTGTTAGTTTTAACCCAAGGCACCTGTCTGCGTCTAACGCACCGTCCGCAATTGTAATGTTATCTGTTGAGGCGTTTGCAATGGCTCTGGTTCCCCAGGCTGTTGCTTGGCCTATTATTTCTAAGTTTGTATTTGTTGTATCACCCCATGTACCAGATTGCTCTCCTGAACCTATTTCTTCTAGTCTGAGGTTATTAACGTATGTACTAGCCATTTTGTAATTCCTATGCTGCTATAGTATTTTTATATTCTACGGTTTCCCAATTCGGAGTTTGAGAAGGAGTTACATTATTGTAACTCGGATTTTGATTTGGCACAAGCTCTTGATAATTTGCGTTTTGATCTGGTATTATTTGACCCCATGTTGCTCTTAAAGAACCTATCACCCCTGTGCCACTAACACCTGTGACTGAAACAGAAGCATCTCCTGTAATAGTTACAGATCCAACTGCCCCAGTGGAAGAAACGCCATTTAAAGTCTCAAATGTATTACCTAAAGCGGATGTTGCTGCAACACCCGTGACGGAGATATTTGCTTCACCAGTAACGGTTACAGAGCCAACGCCACCAGTAGCACTGGTTCCCGTAACACCAATTACACCGTCTCCAGTAGTTGCAACACCAGTAATAGCTGTAGTAGCTGTTACCGGGAAGGCAACATTAGTGTTCCATGTTCCAGTATTCCATCCCTGTATAGAGCTGTTCCACCCTTGGAATGCTGCAACATTATTGATAGACATTAGGCGATCCTAATTATCGCATTACTCGCATCAGCTGTTGGAAATACAATTGTAAAATCACCAGAACTTGCTGCTTTGTCTGCACCAAAGTCTAAGATACAAACGCTAGGGTCTCCAGACGCTGAATCATTAAATATCATAGCACCTCGAACAGCTGATATAGTTACGTTTGAAAAAACTTCATCTGCAAAATCAGTAAACGCTGTTGTGCTACTTGTTGTTGGATTAACGTTCCCAAGTGCTTGTCCTTTAGCACTATAGTTTGTTCCACTTATTTCATTGCTAGTTGTGTATGCAGTAGTTGCTGCTGTAAAACTTGCACTATTGGTGTACAAAGCAATGTTAAAAGTATTGCCCCCAGAAGCTAAGAAGTTATGTTTTGCTTCCATTAACTCCTGTTTAAATGAGGTACATAAAAAATTACCAGTAAAAGCCATCACATTCTCCTTATATATTCTGCTAGTTTAGGGTTTCCAGAATCTCTAATTGCGTTATATACAGTAGTTCTATCACTTTTAATAGCCTGGTGCATATAATTTGCAACTATTGCTTCTAATTCTTTTCTGTAAGCGTTAGCTTGGTCTCTAATAGCAGGCGGCGCATTTTCAGAAATACCTATAATTCTGTTAACACAACGAACTGCTACTTCTTCTGGAGTAAAACCTCGATTGTCAGTGGTTTCCACCGTAACAGCAAAACCGTTAGACATACTAAGACTGTTTGTTAACATCAGCTTTTCTGCCTTCTAATTTGACCAGTTCGGTATTCATCAGACACTTCTTGTGCCTCTCCAAAATTCTTTAACCTTGATATTGCTTCTGCAAACCTAGAATTATACATAGCCATAACGTCTTGTTCCCCCTTCATGTATGTACTTGCCTCAATTAATGTTCCATATAACAACGCTATCTCTGCATTCTCAGCAGTCCAACTAACTGTTGTATCTGCCCCTGTAGAAGTTACAGTCGTCGTTGCTCCACTTGTTCCTCCAGTAATTGTCTCCCCATCTGTAAACGTGCCAGAAGGGACTAAAATCGTAAACGTAGTAGAACTTGGAACTTCTTTTATAGTAGAAACAACACCACTTGTTCCTCCAGTAATTGTCTCCCCATTCGTAAAACTCCCGGTTGCCCCTACAGTTAGAGTTAACTGGCTTTCAGTTAAACTAGCGGGTCGATAAAAGTAACTTAACGTTGCTGTGAAAGAAGCGTTAGGAGTAGGGGCTAGAACTAAATTGTTTACATCAAACTGTGCATAATATTTAGGTACACCTGTAGTAGCAGGGTTGGGAGTGTATGTTTGCACATAATCCAAGTCCTTAAACATTAAAAACTCAAAATTACTGTTGTTTGTAATGCTAAGAGAAAAAGGAGCTAAAAAGTCTGAAGGAACATTTAAGTATTGATTTCCACTGCTCATGGTTCCAGAAGAATTTTTTTGAAATTCATTTAGCTGAACAGACTTTAATATTCGCTCTTCAGCTAACTCAACAAACGTGCCTATACTTGCAACAAAAGATGCTTCATCGTTTTGAGTATAATCTTGCACAGTTTCGCGTAATGTTGTGAATGTAAAGCTCATTATGTTTGTACCTCAACTTCTCCTACTGAACCTATAGCTACCAGATTATTGGGAGGATTAATACCATTATCAGTACTTCCACCCACAGGGTTAAAACCCCATTGTATGTTTCTTTGTTGTACCAAATCTTGTTCTGGTCTAGGGTTTTTAAGTGCTTGAGGATCTGCTGGAACATTTGGAGGAGATAACTGAGGATGTTTTGGTTCATACTCATCTGCTCCAACAAGAAAACCATTCCACTCTAACCGCATATCTTTTAAACGGTATCTAAAACCAGAACGGTCTGATATTCCGTAAGCATTTGCATCTGAAGCGTATCGTCCCATCTTATCCTCTAATTAAAACTTTTTAACAAATTCAAGACCTGCACCAGTAATATTACCGTTTATATCCATTTTTACTCTAGTACCTAAAGAACTATTCTTAGTACCAAAAGGATCTTTCTGCGTGTAAGTTACACCACCACCACTAATCCCAAGACGCCTAAGAACCTTGCCCCCTGGTACATTAGAAAACATGTTTCCTGTGTCAAAACTAAAGTTTTTAGAATATTCTTCTGCCATTATACCCTCAAATAGTTAATACTAGGTTGTAGTTTAAGAGAAACTCGATCTTCATCTTCTTGCGCTGCTCGTAAGAATTCTTCCTCGTACAAAGCTTTTAGGATTTGAACACGATCTGGAGCTTTCTTAACAGAAAGATAGTACGCTAACCCTGCAATCATACAGGGATAGAATCTATAAGGTAGGTCAGTAGTGTTTACCAATGCGTCTGCATCTTCAATACGCTTAACATAGTAGTATCTAAGCTCGTCCGTGCTGTTTTCTGGAGTAGGCCATACACTAACTGTGGGAGTGATTGTCCTTGCAAAATAATACTGAGAGGGTCTCCCGGTTGTGGATTTATTAGGAATTTCTAAATAATCTCCCCTAGAAATAGAATTTATAGCAAGATCAGAACTATCTCTCCTTATCACAACGTCTAACAAGTCTCCTACAGATTGAGCGTTTTCTAAAGACGGAGAAGAAGTAACTGTTGTTGTAGCAGCACTGGTTCCACCAGTAATTGTCTCAGTAGCTGAAAAAGTAGCCGTTGGAACAGATATAGTTACTGTAGTGCTGGAAGGTTTAGTTAGTATTGCCGCCGTAGCACCACTTGTTCCACCAGTAATTGTCTCACCTACTGTAAAGCTAGTAGAAGAACCTATTGTCATCGTTATTGTACCTAAAGGGTATTCCGACACACCAGAAGCCACTGTTTGAGAAGCAAACTTCACCGTCCATAAGTTTAAACCGCGATTAGCCCATTCAGCAAATAAAATGTTTAAAGATCTTCGAGCTGTTTTAGCTTCGTAACCAGTACGGATTTCTATACCACACCGTTCATAAGCTTCCTCTATTATATCTGCGACATCTAATTGAAAATCTGTTGAACCTGAAGTTGCCATCAGACTTTACCTTTCTTTTTCTTAGACTTTCTAGGCTTTCCTTTATCAGATCTAGCCTTTCTTTCTACCACGGGTTTTTGTTTTTGAAAGATACTTAGCAGTTTTTTTAGAAACTCTTTCATTTTTCTTCCTTCGCGATGGTGATTTTGTAATCTGTTTCGCCATTTGAGACCGAGCCATAGTCATTAGATATTTTCCTTCTAATAAAATCTTCCCACAAAGGTGTGATCATTCGATGGTTCTCAGACACTTTAAAAGAAGTCAATTCGCTTGTTTTATCAAGAGAAATCAGGGTGAAGCACATCCAAGACATTACACCTGTAATAAAAACAACAATGACACTAGAAAATATTTGTTTCAACATTAACGACATTTCCACCGCTTTCTAGCTTGCCTTAAACGGCTGTTTGGATCTTTAGCCGCTTTTGGAAACTTTTTCATTTGCCCCGCAGATCGAGCACAATATGACTTACGTCTTTTTGCGTCCTTACTGCCTGCCTTTACTTTCCCTGTA